AGGATTTGAAGTTTCACCAGTTGTTGTAGCAGTATTTATAAAATGTTGAAATTCATGTCTTTGTAATTGTCTCATAGTTTTCCCTCCTCTTTCTTAAAAGTTTTCGGATTGTCAAGTTCTCTTTTAATAAGAACTAAATCTTTATAACCAAGAGGGTCGATAAAACCTTTTTCATTTAATTTAACAATTGCCTCATAGTTGCTTGTTTTAATCTCATCTCCCTCGATGTAATTAACACCGTTGGCAGTGAAATCTTTTCTTGCAATTAATTTTTTCATAGGTTTACTCCTCTCTATATGTTATTTGTATCTGAATATCAAATGTCGCCTCCGTACCATTAACATTGTTAATAGTTCCACAGTTTAAACACTCAATACTTTCTATACCATTTATACTAGGCAAAACGCCTTTTTTATTATTATCTTTGATAGCCTTTTCAAAATCTTCAAAGAACCCTATATTATTTAAGTTATTCATAGTGTCTTGTGAATAAAACTTACGGTTTCTAAACGAATACACGTCCCTATGGATTTCCGCCCCTATAACCCACTTTTGTACTGTGCTTGCTGTGGGTATTTTATCAAGCGAGAAATCCCCAACATCTCCTAGAAAATTGGCATTGATTTGATAGTTTCTATCTTCTATTAAAGTATTAATAACATTGAATAAATAATCTCTTAATTTAGTAATTCTATAATCCATTATTTGCCTCCACGATTAACATAATCTTGCACTTCTTTTACAACATCTTGCATTTCAGCACTTACCATACGTTTGTCCCAATATGTGCCAGTACCAGCAGTAGTGTATTTTTGAACACGGTGTGAACCATCTTCTCTTACACCATAATATTGATATCTAGCATAAGGGCTTTCGTAAGTTATGCTATTGTTAGCAATACTAACATTAGTTCTTAAATTACCCTCGTCCATAGGCACGTATTTATCCATGTATCTATAACAAGTTTCAGTAAAGAACTTTTGTACTCGCCCATTCGGTTCAATTCCCAAATTGGCTTTTATAACACTAACAGGTTGCATTTTAACAGGCATATTATTTGCCTCCTATATGAATATGTTTACTATTTCCAAAATTATTATTCTTAATACTTGTAATATTATAAACTTGATAATTTTTAAGGTCTTGTTGTCTCGCAATGTCTTGGGTAAGTTCGCCTTGTACTATAATGTCGCCTATCTTGAAATTGTTAATATCTAACTCGTTCAAATCATAAGGCAGTCTTATCTCAACATCGTTGGCGTTATCATAACCCTTATTCAGACTAGCACCTTTACCACCGAAGAACCATACATTATCATAGTTAAATCTTCGCCACTTTTCCAAGTGTGTCGCAACGTCTAATCCGTCTTGATGATAAATAGTCAACTTGCTATTACAAATCATCTAACACCTGCATACATTATGTGTTCGCCATTAACTATTACACCAACCAAGCACTCGTACATTATAGTATTCAATTCTTTATCTTTTGAACTTATAACATCACTTACTTTGTCGGAAGTTATATAACTTACACTATAACCATCAGCATTTTCACTAGCCACATTGCCATTACTAGCAATATTACTTAATCCTTCGTCATAACTAGACATACTATCTATCATTTTAAACTCACAAATCTTTACCTCTTGAGGTATATCTTTACTATCAATCCCTTTAAGTCTATTTTGAGTTCTTATATCAATTCTTCTTCTTGCTCCAAATTCTAATATATTAAAAGGCGCTAGGTCTTTCGTGCCACCTAAAAGCCTATATTCTTCATAAGTTAGGTATTGCCCACTAAATTCCATAAACGCCCTCCTTTATTATAAACTTACGTTTGATGCTTCAAATTTTGCAACAACTACTTTTGATTCGTCAGTTAAAGCAACAACATAGTGTTCATCAACACCGATTAAAGTAGTGTAGTTGCCTAATTCTCTTTGAGTTTCAAGGTTAACATTTCTCTTCATGAAAATTGTAACGGCTGCACTTTCATCACCTGTTTGTGATTCTGGTTTTAATTCAACAATTGGGTTTAGATAATAAGTACCAGCGTCATTGATAGCCTTTTTACTAACAACTATTCTAGTATTAGCAACCATACCAATTTCACCACGCATAATAACATTGTTGTTATATTTGTCGTTTGAAATAAAGTCGTCATCTTTTCTTAAAGTAGAAACTTGTTTTGGATGTATAAACATAACCTTTTCAACATTTTCTTCTTCATTTAAAGCGTCAATTGCGTCAACGATATTGTCATAAGAAATATCTCCAGTTGCAGTAAATGTTAATTGAGCGCCTTTTAAAGCAGCCATAACATCATTGTCAACTTTTTCAGCAATTGCTTTTGCAAGTTGTGAATTAGTTTCTCCTACTGGATTACCATATCCACTTAATACAGCCTCGTCAGTTAATTCAACTTGTTTAACAGCCTTTTTAACTTTATAAGGTGTAGAAGTAGTAGTTAATTTTGTCTTATCAGCAGTTTCTCCTTCTGCTAAATCAGTAGCAGCACCTATATATTCATATCTTGGTACTGTTATTGTACTTCCCGGTCTTCCAACCAAAGTATTGTCAATCTTTGCAAATGGTGTAGCAACGATTGCACTTGATAGTTTTGCACTAATCATTGGAGCCATTACTTCTGGGTCAATTAATTGTCCTAATTTTGTTGTTCCTGTTGCCATTTAAAATCATCTCTCTTTCATTAATTATTATATTTGTTAAATAACTCTGGATTAGATGCTTTTAATTCTAATCTTTCTTTGTACCCCATTTTGTCGAAATCTGCCTTTGAAACAACATTTTCAACTGTTTCATCAACACTTGGCATATCTACAACTTTATTAGGGTTTTCAAATATTCCATCTTTTCCATTTGTTATTTCTTCGAATAAATCTTTTGCAGATTTACCCATATTTGCACTATCTTTAAGTGCTGTTTTAATTTCGTTCATAATTGCATTTTTTGTAAAATCATTTACGAACTTCTTATCACCAAATACAGAAGTTATATTTTTTGTTAAAATGTCGTCTTCTTCTTTGGCTTTTTGTTTTGCCTCTTGTTCGCTAATTGAAGTTTGCAACTCTTCATATTTAGTTTTCCACTCGGCGTTGTCTTTAGCCTTTTCGTCAAACTCTTTGATTTTAGTTTCGTAAGTTTCTACTCTATCCTCCAATCCTTTTTTTTCAGATTTTAAAGTGTCTATCTCACTATCCTTTTTAGCCATAGCCTTACCATATAAAGCCATAACCTTATCAATTTGTTCTGCTTCTAAAAAGTCTAAATTCTCTCTTTTCATAATTTCCTCCTATCGTTAGTTTTACGTGCCACGAACACGTGAGATTTAATTATAGGAGTTCTCTTCCGAACTCTTAACTAAATTATAGCACAATTTTGAAAAAACACAAAATCGCATAATAAAAAGCAAGATTATTTCTTGCTAGTTTTCTTTTTAGTTGTTTTTGGTTTAACATTTTTTTCTACTTCTTCAATTTTTGCTTCTATAACTTTTTCAATAGGTTGTACGCTTTCTCCAACTGGTATTTTCTTTTCTTCTTTAACTTCTTCTACAATTTCAATAGCCTTGTTTTCTTTTAAGTATTCTGCTCTATCCATAGAACAAATCCACTCTTCATTTATTATTCTCTTTTTGTTATCTTCCATATCTGTAAAGTTAATAATTGCTTTTACTCTAACTTTCATATTTTCTTCCTCCTCTAATTTCATTGCAATTTTATCTTTATCTAATTTTTTACCATCATATTCTAAATATTTTAACCATTCTTCTAACGCATGATTATCATATTCTTTACATTTTGGTATATTTTTTATTTTGTTTATATCAAAATTCATGTCTAAAGGCACTACATAACCATTTACACCATCTTTAATAAGTTCCGTACTCCCACCAACATCAGTTACAATACATGGAACTTGATATTGTAAACTTTCTTGTACTGTATAAGGTAATCCCTCACTATCAGATAATAAAACAGTATAATCTGCACTTGCTAAATAATCCCATATATCATATCTTTGTTTATGAAAATGTACTTCTTCATAATTGCATTTATATTGTGTTGCATTTGTATATATATCCCATTGAAATTTTATTTTTGCATTTTTCATCATTTCCATAAGTTTTAACATTCTACCCCAGCCTTTTGCTGGGTCTAGTCTTGTACAACTTATTAATCTTATTACTTTATTTGTCTTTCTTCTTGGTAATAATATGTTTTTTATAGTTGTTGGATTATCATGTAATACTTCATCACTCATTTTGCTTACAAACTCGCCACAACCGACTATTTCTTTTATTCCCATACCTGCATATTGTTGATACAACCAACCTTTTTCTAACAAGTATTTATAATTAGCGTGTCTCATTTCTATCATTCGTTTTGCTTTTATATTTTTAGGAATTGTACCCCAAACCGAATTTCTTATAAAAATATCACATTCATAGGTTTTGCCTTCTTCATACTTTTCCATTTTTGCAAGTTTAGACATTTTCTTTAGTCTTTCTGTGTCTCCACCACAATATAGTATTGTTATATCAAAATAATGTCTTAACCACCAACACCAATTATAAGCCATAGTTTCTACTCCACCCATTTGGCAAAAATGCGATTGATAAAATATTATTTTTTTCATTGACTACCCCCAATTGCCTAACATCAAGTGTTCTGTATATACATCATCATTTAATTCATTATGCCTGCAAAATGTTTCTTTTGGAAATATTGCCATGTTATCGTGTTCTTGATATTCCATTTTATCTCTATCAAAATATTTCCCTATAACATCACTCATAATCATAGTGTTTGTTTCATATTCATACCAATTTTCGTGTATTTCAAATGTTTTATTATTATATACATCTATCATTTTTTTTATTAGTTTATTTTCTTTATTTGCTCCTAATGTAGCAGTTACGGGATAATGTGGTTGTTCAAATCCAGTAAAGAAATCATATTTTAAAAACTTGTCTAATGGTTGGTGTACAATAACATCTGTATCCATATATAACCCACCATAATTATATAAAGCCCAAAGTCTAGCATAATCAGACACAAAAGCCCACATTTTGTTTTTATATGCTTCTTTGACATATTCGTTTATATTAATATCAAAATTAGTTTCATTAATTTCTAGTATCTCCCAATCCGGCATTTTTTCTTTCCATGTTTTCATACAATTCTTTACTGTTTCAGGTTTATCTTTTCCCCCAAACCAACAACATATTATTCTCTTTGGAATCATTTTACCACCTAAAATAATTATATCACAAAAAGAAAAGACTGTAAAATTACAGTCTATTGTATCTTCCAAGCACAACGCATAATTCTATTACTTGGATTAAATGTGTCTATTATATCGCCACCAATAATAGCAGTAATATGTCCGTCCATTGTTACGGCATATCTACCGTATGGGTGTTCTTTTGCAAACTCACCCACGGTTTTTGAATAATGACATTCTCTAGGGTATCGGTCGTCCAAATAATCTTCGACAAACTCCACTCTATCGAACATCATACTAACATCACCTGCTAAATCCGTAAGTTCATCGTACATATCACGCCAACTTTTACCAGTTAATACAGACAAACTACGGATAACGCAGTCTGATATATCCCTATTATGTGGATTTTGATTATGATAAACAAACATATTATCTCATACTATTTTGTAATGATTGCATTAACTGTTGTTTTTGTTGTGGTGTTTCAGCCTCTTCTTTTAATACCATAATAAAATCTTCAAGTGCTTTTACCATATAGTGAAAACTTTT